CACGCAGGCGCGTGGATCGCGGTGAGCGACCGCGACGCGCTGACGATGCTGGTCAAAGACATCGAGTTGCTGACCGACCTTGAGGCTCGCCTCCGCGTAGACGGCCCAGTGCTCTACACCGACAAGGGCTATGCTTACGCTCATCCCGCAGCGGGAATGAGGACAAGCGCAGAGGAGAGTATTCGCAAGTGGATGAATCACCTCGGACTGACGCCAGCCGACCGAGCCAAGTTGGGCATCGCAATGGTGGAGAGCCAGTCCAAGATAGACAAGTATCGGGATCGCCTAGCGGCGAAGGATGGCCACCGCGCTGGCTGACGCCTGTCGCGCCTGCTGACCTGCGACGCAGCCTCGGCGACATCGTTGCCGACTTCGCCGAAGACCTCGTGCCTATTGCCAAAGACTCCATCGCCGGTGCATCTGGCGAGCCGCTCCAGTTCAGGATGTGGCAGCGCAGGCTTCTGCGCCGCGTCCTCGCTCGCAGGGAGGATGAAACATTCACGCACCGCTTCTACCTTGTGGGCATTGCGCGCAAGAACGGCAAGACCGCGCTCGCCTCAACCCTGCCGCTCTTCTTTGGGCTGTACGGCGACAAGGGCGGCGAAATCTACTCAGCGGCAGCCGACCGTGATCAAGCCAAGTTGGTGATGAGCCACGCCAGGCGAGCGGTCGAGATGAGCCCAGAACTCAACGGTCAGATCAAGCTCTACCGCGACGCGATGGAGTTCAAGCCGACAGGCACCGTCTACAAGGCGCTGTCATCCGAGGCGTTCACCAAAGAGGGACTCAGTGCCTCGCTGGTCATTGCCGACGAGTTGGCGGCGTGGCCAAGCCGCGAATTGTTTGACGTGCTCTCGCTCTCAATGGGCGCTAGGCGGTCGCCGCTCTTTGTGGCAATTACGACGGCTGGACCTCGCACCGATACGACCGGCACCGACTCAATCGCCTACACGCTCTACCAGTTGGCACGCCGTCGCATCGCTGGCGAGAACGATGACCCAACGCTAGGGATGGCGTGGTGGGAGGCGGCAGACGATGCCTACAACGACGAGGCGCGCTGGAGCGAAGCCAATCCAGGGCTGCTCAGCGACCCTGCCATCCTTGCCATTGACGACCTGCTCTCAGCCAAGAAGCGCACGCCAGAATCCGAGTTTCGGACAAAGCGCTTGAACCAGTGGGTCAGCAGCGCCACCGCGTTTCTGCCGAGCGGCACGTGGGAGGCTTGCAAGGATGACCAGATTGAACTGCACAAGGACGATCCAATCGTGCTTGGGTTTGACGGCTCGTTTAGCAACGACTCGACTGCCATCGTCGCTTGCCGCGTATCAGACAAGGCGCTCTTTGTGCTCGGTCACTGGGAGCGTCCGCTAGATGCCGAACTCGCGTGGCGCGTACCAGTGGAAGAGGTCGAGGCAAAGATGCTGGAGATTTGCAAGTCGCACGATGTACGCGAGATCGTCTGCGACCCATTCCGCTGGCAGCGTTCAATGGAAGCGTGGCAGCAGATGGGCTTGCCAGTGGTTGAGATGCCGCAGACTCCAGCCCGAATGGTGCCTGCAACCTCAGGCTTTTACGACGCCGTGGTCAATCAGCAACTGAAGCACAATGGGGATCCAAGTCTGGCACGGCACGCAGCCAATGCCACGCCGTATTATTCTCGCAATGGCTTGATGGTACGCAAGGAATCAAAGACCTCATTGAAGCGCATAGACTTACTAGTGGCCAGCCTGATGGCGCACAGCCGTGCTGCTACACTCGGAAGCGCACCGGCGCCAAAGCCAAAGGCCGAGGTCAAGTGGATCGAGCTGTAAGGAGAACAAGTGGGCATCCTTGATCGCGTCCTCGGACGCCAGCCAGAAGAGAAACGCTTTATTGGCGGACAGTGGCTATCTAACGAAGCAACCAGCAGTTCGGCTGGCGTGCTAATCACCGAGGAGAACGCAACGACAATCGGCGCAGTCTATGCCGCCGTCAAGTTGTACGCCGACACCGTTGCCGCGCTGCCGTGGGACACCTACATCCGCGTTGATGGCACGCGCCGTCCGTATCGTCCACGACCGCGCTGGATGGACTTCCCGATTCCGAACAATCCAAACTTCACATCGTTTGAGTTCAAGCACCGCGTTGTCTCGTCACTGATGCTTGACGGCAACGCCTTCATCTTGGCGTTGCGTGATTCATCCAACAACGTTATTGAGGCGCGCGTCCTAGATCCGCAGAAGGTTGAGATTCACACTGGCGATAACGGCGAGCCGCTGTATCACATTGAGACGATTGAAGGCGCAGTCATCTTGACGACCGACGAGATTATCCACATCCCGCTGTTTGCAACTGGAGAAAACCATCGCGGCCTGTCGCCAGTCGAGCATCACAAGGTGACGCTCGGACTTGCCAGCGCGACGCAGGCGTGGTCGGCGAAGTTCTACGAAAACAACGCGAGCGTCGGCGGACTTATCAAGGTTCCAGGCGAACTGACACAGGATCAGGCAGACGCACTCCGCAACGGATTCGGACGACGCCACGGCGGAGTCGCAAATGCGTGGAAGGTTGCCGTCCTAACAGGCGGAGCCGACTATCAGCAATTGGGCGCAAAGATCAGCGACCTGCAACTTGTGGAGACGATGCACTACGGCGTGGAAGCCATTGCACGCATCTACGGCGTGCCGCTGCATCTGCTTCAGTATCCAGGCGGCAACTCGTCCTACAACAGTGTTGAGATCATCAGCATCGAGTGGCTGCGCCTCGGACTTGGGCCGCTTATTGCGCGCCTTGAGGCGTCAATGCAGCGAATGGTTCCAGGCGCAGAGCAGACATTCTTGAAGTTCACGCTTGAGGGCTTGCTGCGCCCAACGACACAGGAGCGCTACAACGCCTATGCGACCGCTCTGAACAATGGCTTCCTATCGGTGAACGAAGTGCGAACACTGGAAGATCGCGCGCCGGTGGATGGAGGCGACGAATACTGGAAGCCGCTCAACATTGGGACGATTGGTCAGGAGAATCCGTAATGCCGTATTTCATCACCGACAGCGCTGAGGGCTGCGCTGGCTGGGCGACGATCAAAGACGACGGCGAGGTGATCGGATGCCACGAGACAAAAGAGGCGGCGATTGACCAGATGGTTGCCGTGTCGCTTGCGGAGGGCATTGAGCCAGGCGGCGAGCGAGCGCTGCCAGATAACTACCGACCGTCCCTGACGCCTGACGTTCCAGATGGACGCGCGTGCGGCAATTGCCGATTCTTCAACGAGGCAAACGTGCAAGAGGATGAGGATGGCGTCAAGGCGTTCTGCGAGCGTTGGGACGATTACGTTCGCGGCGACCATTACTGCAACGCGTGGGAGCCAAACGAATCAGATGACTCTGACGATGACGACGAGATGCGCGTGCTGATTGACGTGCCTGAATACATCCAGATCGCAGCCGAGAAGGGACTGACCTATCAACGCAATGGATTCGGCGGGGACGGCTTGACCGATCAAACGGTTGAAGAGGCGCGCCAGCTCCGCGCAGGGCGAGTTGAGGATGACAAGGTGACGCGGATGCGCGCGTGGATTCTGCGCCACCGTATTGACTGGGAGAATGTCGAGCGGAACAACAATCCAGACCACGAAGACTTTCCAGGACCAGGCGCGGTTGCTGCGTATCTGTGGGGCGTTGATCCCACAGCAGAGAATGGCGCGGATCGCGTCCTAGAATGGGCAGACCGCGTTCTAGCACCGTTGCTAGAAGATGAGCGAGAGGTGTACGACGTGAAGGAACTTGAGACGCGCTCTATTGCAATGGGCGACTTCGTTGTCACGGACACCGAAGATGGGCAGAAGACATTTACCGGCTATGCCGCGCTGTTCGGCGCACCTTCGTCTGGGCTGCCATTCACCGAAGTAATCGCGCCAGGCGCGTTCCGTCGCACGCTTTCCCGCGTCGCAGACGGCAAGAAGATTGTGGCGTTCCTGTTCGGACACGATGAGACTCGCGCACTTGCGACGACCGCGAGCGGACGCCTGAGCCTTCAGGAAGACGAGCGCGGCCTGCGCGTAGAAGCCAAACTAGATCCAGCCGATCCAGATGCCGCTGGCGTGATCTCCAAGTTGACGCACGAGGCTGCGGCGATGGGAATGTCGTTCGGCTTCACCGTGCCAAAGAACGGCGACGCGTGGGACGAGGATCAGCGCACACTGCGCGAAGTCAATCTGTTTGAGGTGAGCGTCCTGTCCGCAGGGCAGACTCCCGCATACCCAGCAACGCTCGGACTCACCGCAGTCCGCAAGGTTGCGCCTCGCATTGGCGTTGACGCTGATGCGCTTATCTCAGCCATCGAGTCCATCAAGGCAGCGCAACCGCTGACCGAGGCGGATGTCGAGGTGATCGAGACCGTCACGGAGAAGTTGGCTCCGAAGCGCGCAGGGGTAGATCCGTCTGTCGCTCGCGCGAAGTTGCTGCTTGCCGAGATGGAATCGGAATCGCTCTAACAGCCACGAGGTCGGCGTCCCGCTGCGCTAAGTACGCAAGCCCACGCTAGACAATCCCGCTAGGCGAGCCGCACCATTGTGGAAAAAAATCAAGACAAGGAGACAGAAATGTCAGACGTACGAAACCTGCACGAGAAGCGTGCAGCTCTTCTGACCGAGGCTCAGTCCATCGTGACCGACCTCGCCGCGAAGGGCGAAGCGCTTGAGGGCGAGTCACAGGCTCGCTTCGAGAAGCTGACCGCAGAGGCTGCCACGGTTGCCGCTGCCATCCGTTCAGAGAAGGAAGCCGCTGAAGCGCGCTCCGCTGCTGATGCAGCGCGAGCCGAGTTCGCAACGGCAATCGCTCCGAAGGTTGAGAAGTCGGAAGGCTCAAATGACGAACTCCGCGCACTCGCTCGCTTGGGCGGCGCAAAGGTGTTCGAGTACCGCGACGTTTCACGCAGCACTGGCCTGGGCAACCCAGTCACCATTGCTGACCGCGTGAACGTTGTTGCGGCTCAGTTCAACCCATTCATTGACCCAGCCATCGTGACTGTGGTCCGCACCAGCACCGGCAACAACATCCAGTTCCCACGCGTCACGGCGCTTGGAACCGCTGGCTCGGTTGCTGAGGCTGGCACGATTGGTGAGTCCGACGGAACGCTCAGCGCGCTGTCGCTCACGCCAGTCAAGTACGCAACGATCATTCAGGTGACGGAAGAGCTCGCAGAAGATGCGGCGTTTGACCTCAGCGCGATGATCGCCGAGAAGTGCGGTGCTGAAGTTGCAGTTGCTCACGGTGCCTTCGCTGGTACCGCTGTTGCCGCTGCTGCAAACGTTGGTGCAACTGGTTCGGGAACGGTCTCCGTCAACCCAACCTTCACTGACCTTGCGAAGCTCAAGGCATCCGTGAATCAGGCTTACCGACGCGCTCCAAAGGCGGGTTGGATGATGAACGACACAACGCTCGGCGTTGTGACTGGTCTCGTTGACACGAGCGGCCAGCCAATCTTCCGACCAGGCGATGCGAACGTTGCCGACCGACTCCTCGGAGCACCGGTCTACAGCGCAGCGCTTATCGACCTGACGGACAACACCGCAGGGGCGATCCTCTTCGGTGATCTTGGGCAGATCTACACCGCTCTCGTGGGCGGCGTGCGAGTTGAAGTTTCCCGCGAGTTCGCGTGGAACCTCGGCCTGATCTCCTACAAGGTGGAAGTTCGCGGCGCGACTGGTCTTGCTCAGGCAAGCGCAGTCAAGTCGTATCAGTCAGCCAACGTCGCCTAATTAGTTAGGCACTAGGTTGAGCGGTGGGGTGTCGGGCTTCGGCTCGGCACCCCGCTCGCATCAGGAGGGGAAATGGACATCTTGAAGAAACTCAAGGCACTGGCTCGGCGGACGCCTCGTAAAATCAACGCAGAGGCATCTAGGAGCCACGTAGAGCGCGCTATCATCACGAGGTGGGGCAATACAGCCACCCTGACCAGAGCGCCGCTCAGAGAGCGGGAAAAGGGGATTGACGAGTGATTCAGCATTTGAGCAGCAGGCAGATGAGCGTGGGGACAGCAGCGGCATCGGTCTGCGAAGGGTATGTCGCTGGCACCGAAGTTCACTTGCACGCGCTCAGCAATAACTCCAAAGATGTGTTGGTGGGCAGCAGCAACGTGACGCTGCTAAATGGATTTGTGCTACGCAAAGGGGAACACGTGACAATTCGCCTGATGGAGCGGCAGACGCTCTATGCTATCGCGGAATCCGATGGGCAAATCCTGACCATCCTAGAAGTCGGAGGCATCTAAGTGTCCTACGCAAGTCTCGCTGAATTCAAGAGCGCAATCGGCATCAGCGACTCCGCCGACGATCAGGCGTTGCAGTCGGTGCTTGACGCAACCGATGCGTTGATTGACCTCTACACCGACCGCAAGCAAGGCTTCGGGACGGCGACTGAGACGCGCTACTACACGGCTGAGGATTACAAGTATGTACTTGTTGATGATCTTGTGAGCATTACAACGCTGCAAACTGATGACGATGGCAACGGAACCTACGAAACAACCTGGACTGCCGGCACTGACTACAACCTCGCGCCAGGCAACGCTGCGCTTGATGGCTGGCCGTACAACGAGATTGACGTGTCGGTGACGTGGCCGCGCAACTTCCCGCGCGACGTCTATCGCGGCGTCAAGGTGGTCGGCGTGTTCGGCTGGCCTTCGGTACCAAGCGCAGTCAAGCAGGCGGCAATCATTCAGGCTGGCGCAGTGTGGTCAAGCCGCACCTCGCCATTTGGCGTGATTGGCTCGCAGGATCTTGGCGGCATCATTCGCCAGACGCGTGCGCTGCATCCAGAGGCGCAGATCTTGCTTGAGGCGTATCGCAAGCGCGAAGGGCTGGCTCGCTGATGGCGTTGGGCAATACGTTCAACATTACGATCAACCAGGGTGCGACCTTTGAGCTGACGGTCACGTGGAAGGATTCAGCAGGCACGGCGATCAACCTGACCGGCTACAGCGCGCGGATGCAGGTGCGTGAGACCTACTCTTCCACGAGCAGCGTCGTCAGCCTGACCAATGGTTCTGGCATTACGCTCGGCGGCTCTGCTGGCACCATTGCCATTGTCATCTCGGCAACGACCACGGCGGCGCTCACTGCGCCGTTCAGTGGCGTGTATGACCTTGAACTTGTAAGCGCTGGTGGCGTGGTGACTCGATTGCTACAAGGAGCCGCGACCGTCTCGCCAGAGGTGACGCGATGAGCGTTGAGGTTGAACTGACCACGCAGATCATTGCGATCAACGATACGCGCACCGAGATCACGGTGCAGGCGCCAGGGCCTGCAGGCGCACAGGGTCCAACAGGTCCAGCAGGTGCAACAGGTCCAGCGGGTTCAGCGGGTCCAGCAGGATCGGCTGCGACGATTGCTGTTGGAACGGTCACGCAAGGAACTGCTGTCTCGGTCACAAACAGTGGCTCATCCTCCGCAGCAGTCTTTGACTTTGTGCTTGTCAAGGGAGACAAGGGAGATAAGGGCGACACTGGAAATACAGGCGCAACTGGCGCCACTGGTGCTGCTGGATCAGCCGCGACAATCACCGTCGGGACTGTCACTACTGGAACGGCTGGCTCAAATGCCACCGTCACGAACGTTGGCACATCTGGCGCCGCAATCTTTGACTTCTCAATTCCGCGCGGCGACAAGGGCGAGACTGGTGCAACTGGCGCCACTGGAGCAACTGGCCCAGCAGGGACTGGCGTGCCGGTTGGCGGAACCGCTGGACAGGTGCTCGCCAAGATTGACTCGACCAACTACAACACGCAGTGGGTTGATCAGTCTGGCGGTGGCACTGCAACCGTAGTCGTCGGCACCTCGCCGATCAACGCGTCTACGACGAGCGGGACGGCAACAGTCTCCATTGACGCAGCCAGCACCACGCAGAGCGGTGCCGTGCAGCTTGAGGACTCAACCTCGTCAACCTCAACCACGAAGGCGGCAACACCGAACAGCGTCAAGAGCGCGTATGACCTCGCCGCTGGCAAGGTCGCCTCTGTCGCCGGCACTGGCGCCATCTCTTCCACTGGCGGAACTGCGCCTGTCATCTCCGTGGCTGCAGCCACCACAAGCGTGGTCGGCGCGGTGCAACTGGAGGACTCGACGTCTAGCACATCCACCACGAAGGCTGCCACGCCAAACTCAGTGAAATCGGCATACGACTTGGCGAATACGGCCAACACCACGGCTGGCACTGCCATCCCGAAGAATACGGTCACTGCCGCAGGCGACCTGATCTATGCGTCAGGATCTGCGA